ATCATCTGGTCCAGCACTAATTGGATCAGGAGTTACAGTATATCTCATTTCACGTTTTGATGTCTTAACGTTAGTATCAGTGTGATAATCAACCTGAACTTTCTTAATAAGACCCTCTGAAGACTCTGCAACAGGACCAAATAAGTATGTTTTTGCTGTAAAATTCAATGTGTATATAAGTGCTCTTCTTGTGGAAAAATCACCTTCGTAATCATCTTGGAAATTAATACTATCTAAAACAATTGGTATATCTCTCTTTTCTCCTATAGATTTTACTAAATCTACAGTTAAATTAAATGATGGTTGAAAATATGGAAGTATCTGTTCTACAATTTGTAATGCATCGTCATTTAACTTAGTTAAAATATTCAATTCAAATCCAACATTATAAGGAACTGGCATATAAACCTTTTTCATATTGGTTCCATCAGATGCCTTAAATGTCTGAGTTACACCAACCTTTCTTGTAGAATCATAATTCACTGAAGTCATTTCAAATGACATTCTAGGAAGTGTAGTTTGAACAGGTTTATTTAAATCTGCCTGTTGTTCTAATCTTGCCAAAAACTTTTGAGCAGGACCATATGCTAATGGAACCTTAAGTTCACTATACGTACTTCCTGCAGCATCATCATGACGAATATGAATTTGATTGAATAAAGTACCAAAAGACACAATCGTCTTTCGCATTATTTCATGGTAATAATAAGTACCTAACATTATACTTGACCGAATGGATTAGTTTCTGAGAAATCTATAATAGAATCAGCTTCTGTTTCGATTTCATCACCTTTATCGTATTTATCAGAAAATTCTGCTTCCTGTATATAGTCAACAGTATATTGAGCTCCAGATGTAGAACCAATTGCAATATCACCAGAAACAAATGTTCCATCAGTTGTACCCAATTTAAGAACTTTAGTAGTAAAATCCCAAGTCTTAACTCTACCTTTAGCAGAAGAAACGGAACCAGTTACAACCTCATTAAACTTATATGTACCTATACCTGTAATAACTGGTGGTGGTGAAACAGTCGCAATTCCAGTACCAGCAGTATATCCAATACCAGCATCCGAAATAAGAATTCTACTTATCATATTATCAGAACTAATTTCTACTCTACCAACTGCAGTTCCAATACCAGAACTTGGTGTTCCAAAGTATAATGTTGGTTCTGATGGGTATCCAGAACCACTATTACCAACACCAGTTGTAACTTGCCCTATACCAGCACCAGAAGTTACTAATGTTGCAGTTGCTGCAGCACCTACACCATATGTTGTAGAACCAATACCTAAAATAGTAGAACCAGCACTAACTATAGTAACTGTAGGTGTGACTGTATATCCAGCACCAGCATTTGTCAATAATATTTCTTTAACAGAATAGACACCATTAACAGAAGTTGTTATTGCTACAGCAGTTGCATCAACTCCTCCTGAAGGTGCAGTACCAATTACAACACTAGGAACTTTGGTATAATCATATCCATCATTATTAAGAATAACATTTCTTACATATCCAGTAGAAGTTGTTACTCCTAAAGATGCTGTTGAACCAATAGATATGAGTTTTAATGCTGTAATGTAACCAGATTCAACCAATGTACTATCAATTTCTTCACTATTAGTATCAACTTGATCCCATCCACCCATTTCATCTTCAAGTTCGAATAGTTCACATTGTAGTTCATAAACATAATTTTTACCTAACTGATAGAAAGGTTTTTCATGTTCTACAAATTTAATTTCAAAAATTCTTTTACCTAATGGAAAATAAATTAAATCCCCTTCACTAGGTCTAGATGTAACTTCTATCTCATCTGCTGGCATCTCTTCCAAAAATGGTCCTATAAAATCTTCAAATCTTTCTTTTGATATAGTTACCGTCAATTCATCCTTTAAACTCATACCAAACTTCGTCATTATATCACCTGCACCACCATATCCCTCATAGGTGTTTACATATGCTTCTATAGCAAAATTATCACTAAACCTAGAAGATTCTAATTCAGTGAAAAGGCTATCTTTTTTAACAATTCTTCTGGGTAGATAAAGTACTTCTACACCATATATTCCTAATTGTTCATTAATTAAATCTTGAACAAGTCGTTGCTCACTTTGTGAACCTTGTAGAAAAAAGGGATTTAATGGCATTATCTTATCCTATCATATCAAGGGGTGGAACTTCATATTCTAAAGTCATCCTTTCTTTAATCTCTGATAATTCATTAACTGCATCATCATACAATTCCCTACCATTAAGTTCAATTCCACCAGGAAGTTTAGTTCCTTTAAATTTAATTAAATTCTGACCCCATTGCTTCTTAATTAAAGCAGTTACGTATGGTTTTACAAAACTATCATTATAAATCTGCTTAAATGCTTCGGGATCTAATGCTCTATAACAATCAAGAACAATATAAGTACCTGCTTCTTCAGCACCCCAATCAATATCCAAATATAATCTATCCTGTTTCTTATTAAATCTTAGTTGTTTATCTGTTGTAAGTAAAAAATCAATATCTTCAAGATATGTTTTAGTCATTGAATATTGAAGAAGATCAACAGAATTAAATCTATATAAATCATTCAAAAATAATTGATACTTAATACTAAACATTCCACCTGATATAGTACTACTATCAAATTTGAATATTTTTTCCACACCAATTACTGAATCTGGAACCTGAAGGAAATTGGAATTCTCATACCATTTAGATGTAACAGCACCTGTTTCTGTTGAAATTCCACTAATAGGTGTTGATTGTGCAGTAGTAGTTACAATACCAACCCCAGTTGTACCAGATGCTTTTCCCCTATCAATATCATCTTGTGTTAACTCATATTTCAAATACATTCTCTCAATACCATCATAATGACGTTCATTGAATAATTGTATTGTATCATCTACAGCATCATCTATTTGATCATCATCTACGTTAATCTCCAAAACAGGAGCTCCTAATTTTCTAAGAGCATAATCAATTAATTCTTGTTTAGTGGTTGGTTTTGCCATCAGAATGATCCTCCATCTATAAGTCCTGCAGTTAATGTTCCAACTATATTAACTGCATCATTAAAGGTGGAAACACCTGCAGTTACAATCAATCCACCATTTGTTATTCTTACTCCTGTTCTAGCAGTAATAAGACCTACCGAATCAATATTAGTTACATCTTCGTAGGTTAATGTTCCACCAATACTTACATTTCCACTAAAAGTAGCATTTGTTGCTGTTAATCCAACTGGGAATGAAGCAGCAGTATTTCCAGCACCTCTAAATGAAGTTGCAGTTGCAATACCACTTATAATTAATCCATCATTTGTAGTGATGAATTTTTGTGCACCATTATAAAAAAGAGCTACACCTTCATCATCATAAAATATGGCAGAGTTTTCACCAGACTTAGCCTGGATAACAACATCTCCATTATCATCATCATTTACATTATTAATTATGTATAGATTTCCAGTATTATTGGTAATATATGCATTTGAATTATTATGATATAAAACAAAATCTTCATCAGTTCCTAATTTTATCTTATCATTATCTTGAAATGTTGCATGTGATTGAAAATTAGCCTGTCCAACAAACGTAGATACACCAGCAACTTTTATTTGCTCAAATGTTCCATCATTTATAGTTGATCCACCTATAGTTGCAATACCAGTTACTTCTAAATGTTGGGTTGTAATAATTCCACTAACACCCAATACATTTAATGTAGAAATACCAGTAATATTAAGATTTCTACCATTTATCTCATCAAATAATATATCATCACCAACAAATAAATCACCACCTACATATAAATCTCCACCAGTGGTTGTTATACCACCATTAGCAGCAAGTGTTGTTACACCTGTAATACTAACATCACCAAGAAAAGTTGAAACACCAGTAACCTGCAACTGAGTAACTGATGCAATACCACCAATTACATTTTGTGCATTTTGTGCTGAAATAGAACCCCCACCTTGACTGGAGATAACTTTTACAGCATCTGATTGTCCAACTCTAACTTTAATTGCTGCCATTATTTGGTAACCCCTTCCCGAACAAGAACTGATCCTTCGACAACCCGTGTTTTATCCCCGGCAGCATCAGTTATAACAATATCATAAACATGTCTACCTGTTTTTAATGAGGCAGTTTCTACTGGAGTCAACGAAATCAATATCAACCCATTAACAGCATCCATTGCAGACGCAGTAAATGATACAGAACTAGAACTTCCAGCATGTTTTCTGATTTGTGCCGCAATCGTATACCCAGTAAGATTCAATGGGGTAGAATCATCACTCTGTGCTAAATCGAATTGTTGACTAAATGTGGCTCCTGCGTTGATTACAAGATTAGAAACATATACAGCTGCCATCTATTTCTAATAATAACTTCTCTTATTATTTAGGAC